GCAATTGAAGATGCTTTAGAGGCTGCAAGAAAAGCAGCAGAAAGAGAAGCTGAAAACTCTACAATGGCTAAGTTTATTAGAAACTTAGAGAGTAGAATATACTCTCAGATGTCAAAACAATTAGTTGAATCTATGTTTAGTAATGATGGATCGGTGAGATTTGGTTCATTTACATTGGAAGGTAATGTTGTTACATACGAAGTTTTAACAAATGAGGATGGATCTGAATATATTAAAATGACTATTGTAGATTCAGATGGAACTACAACAGTTATTGAAATACCAGTAGGAACTGGCAACTTCGGGCAGGATTCAGATGGTGGCTAAATATTTACTTACATTATTACTTTTAACTGGTTGTGCATCAGTCCCACAGTGGAGTCCAAATCCACAGGATTGTAATGACTTAGAAGGAAAGTATGACCAAGGTTTTAATAGACATTTACAAATGGGTATACAGAAAACTATGGCTAGAAAGTATATCTGTGTTGATGAACCAACTGCAGTTAGATTACCTGCATATGTAGATTTATTAAATTTACCTCCAGCAAAGGATAAACCTGTTGTTGCAGTATATTCATTTAAAGATTTAACAGGACAAAGAAAATCAGTAGACAATATAGCATCATTCTCTACTGCAGTTACCCAAGGTGGTACTGAATTATTAATAGATGCTCTCAAAACTGCAGGTGGCGGAACCTGGTTTAGAGTAGTAGAAAGACAAGGAATTGATAATCTAGTTCGGGAAAGACAAATAGTAAGGTCAACCCGAATAGATGTTGCTAAAGCCACAGGGGCTGAAGCACGAGGAGTTGGACCTCTCTTATTCGCTGGAATGATTATAGAGGGAGGTATTATTGGTTATGATTCTAATACTGAAACAGGTGGACGAGGCGCACGTACACTTGGTATAGGTTTTAGTAAAATGTATCGTAAAGATGTTGTTACTGTATCTGTGAGAGCAGTGTCAGTATTAACAGGTGAAGTTTTGTTAAACGTCCAAAGTAAGAAATCGGTATTATCTTACGGAAGTGGTGGTGACTTGTTTAGATTTATAGAACAAGGAACACAGCTTGTAGAATATGAGGACGGGGTGGGTAATAATGAGAGTGTGACATATGCGGTACGTGCAGCTATTGAAGCCGCCGTACTTGAATTAATCTACCAGGGTCACGACCGTAAATTCTGGGATATAACCGAGAGTCATAGACATCCACATCAACACGATGGGGTGAACGAAAGACACTCAAACAATGAGGAAAATGAAAATGAATAAACTTTTAAGTATAGTTATCTTAGGATTATTATCAACATCGTTTGTTTATGCTGCAGCTACTGATGATAATGAAATTAGGATAGATCAAACTGGTGATACTTTAGTATTATATATCGATCAAGTAGGTTTTGGTAACAAAATAGGATTAACCGATTACTCTGGAAGTCCTGCAGATATGACAATAGTAGGCTCAAGCTTAACATTTAATATTGATCAAATTGGTAACCAGAATAAAATCTGGGGGCCTTTGAAGCTAGACTCATCTTCTTTAACATTCAATTTAACTGGAGATTCAAACTCAGTAGATTGGGATATAGGCACAACAGGTAGTTCAGATACTACTAATTATGCCTTTGCTGTTACTGGAGATAGTAATACATTTGATATTGATCAAGGTAAAGTTGGAGCAAGTGCTGAAAGATTAGATGCTGATTTGGTATTAATTGGTAACTCAAACGTATTTGATTTAGACTTTGAAACTGATGATATAACTTGGGACTTTGAGATTACTGGAGACAGTAATAATGTTAATACATTACAGAAAGATGGATCACAGAAGCTAACAGTTGAATTAGTAGGAGATAGTGCTAATATTGATATTAATCAATTATCAGGTACATGTGCTGCTAGTGGAGGAGGATGTGCAACACCAGATGCTATTATTAATTTAGATATTACATCAGACAATGCTGTTATCCAAATTACACAAAAAGACAGCAGTAGCGACTCTTAGTTTTTTACTATTTACCAATGGAGCTATTGCTGATTCCATTGGTGATATAGTAGAGTCAACTGGAGTAGGCCAGATTGTTCGTAATAACGAAGAAATACCTGTATCTAATCAGATACCGGTTGAACTGAATGACGAGGCAAGAACTGGCAACGGAAGAATGCTTATTGAGTTTTTAGATAAAGCTCAATTATCTTTAAAGGAACATTCTGAAGTATTGATAGATGAAATATATTATGACCCTGACCCTTCACTCTCTAAAATGAGTATGAAGTTTACAATGGGAACAGCTAGGTTTGCTTCTGGAAGATTAGGATTAGTAAATAAAGCAAATATTGATATCAAGACTCCTACAGCCTCCATTGCTGTAAGAGGCACTGATTTTACAACAACAGTAGATGAGTTAGGTAGAAGCCTAATCATATTACTACCAGATGAGAATGGTGACCCATCTGGTGAGATAGTAGTTTCTAACGAAGGTGGAGTAGTTACATTAAACGAAGCCTATGCCGCAACAATGGTATCATCATTAGATTCATCACCAACACAGTCAATCGTAGTGAATGGTATTACACCTGCATTAATTGACAATATGTTTATTGTATCACCTCCACCAGCAGTAACGGAAAGAATACAAGAAGAAATGGCCGATGAGTCTAATGAAGACCAAGGATTATTAGATATAGATTTTTTAGAGTTTACAGAGTTGGAAGAAGATGAGTTAGAAGAAGATGAACTTGAAGACTTTAACGAATTAGATATTGATGAATTAAATGTTGAATTTTTAGTAGATGTATTAAACATTATAGATAGCTCTGACCTTTTCGATACTTTAGGTGAATTTAATATCAAAGGAGCTACTAGAGGACTTAACGAAGAATCACAGTTTAATGTATTTTTACAAGATGGAGACTTAGTACTATACAGAAATGTTAATGGTGTTATAAGAGTTAAAATAGGTGCAGCAGGTACTTTTGCATTAGAAGGTGTAACTCCAACTTGGGACGGACTAATAACTGGAAACGAGGGTGATGATATCCTCATTTATATAAATCAGGTGAATTAAATGAAAGAATTAATATTTATTTTAGGTATGTTATTATTACCATTAATGTGTTTTGCAGATGATAATATTATTACTATGGAACAAACAGGTGATAATTTTGAGTTAACAATTGATCAAATTGGTTATAATAATGTAATCCAGCGATGGAGAACAAACGATACTGGTATTTTCGGAGCAAATAATAAAGTAACAATAAGGCAACAACATAATAAAGGCGGTTCATCAGATCAAAACGTAATCGAAATAAGACAAGTTGTTGGAACAGGAAATAATTTGGCATTAGGTCAAGGATATCATGTTTCACCATCAGGAAGTTTTTCAATAGATAATGATGAGTACGGAGATACTTTTGCACATATTAATGTGACAGGAGACAATAATAATATAGCAATGGCCCAAAGAACAAATGGTAGTTCTTCAGGCCATGAGTACTGGTTACATGTTGAAGGTGATGATAATGATATACATACTGTTCAAAGGGAAGGTGGAAGTCAGTTTATTAATTTAGATATTTTCAACGATAGTAATGAGGTTAGTCTTATTCAGAAGAATAGTGGCGATCATTATATGAGCGTTGTATTAGGTGGTTCTGACCCTACTGCAATTTCTGTAATGCAAAGTGGTTCGAATAATAACTCATATAGTATTACAAATTATTGTTATACTCCAGGCGGATGTAATGTATCGGTATTACAACAATAATTATCATAGGTTTATTTGGCTAAAATATGGATGGCCTAGTAAGAAAGGATTATACGTGGATATATACGCATGAAAATAGAATGCCCAGAAGAATATTACGAATGTCTTACCGAAGAAGAGTATGATGAAATATTAGAACTCTTTGAAGAGAACGATGTGGTAATGCCTGAATCCTTAGGTGATGTAGAAGCTGCATCTGATTTTGTTTGGCAAGTTCTCTTTCTATCACCAGTGGAGTTAATTTACATAGGTATATCAATGTCAGTTTTGGCAACTTATGGATTATCTATTTACTATGTATTTAAGTGGATACAAAGAAAGTTTAAATAATGAAACTAATAACCAGTATTTGGTCAACCATAATATTATCAATTATCCTTATAGTTATAAGAATAAGTGACCCGTCTCTTGTTGAACAATTTAGATTAAACACCTTTGATGCCTTCATTGGTACTATAGAAGAGACCCAATCAAAAGAGATAGTTCTACTTAATATATCAGAAGAAACTTTAGACGAGTTAGGACAATATCCATTCCCTAGAGCAACATATGCTCAAATGATTTCAGACTTACGTAATGCCAATGCAGGAATGATTGGATTTACAATTATGTTTCCTGAAGAAGATAGATTTGGAGGTGATGAAGTATTTGCCTCATGGATAAAAGATAATGGTATTATATTAGCTCAAGATGCAGATAATTCTGGTAAGTCATCTACTGCTCCTTATGTTGGTTCAGCAGTCTTTGGTACAGGAGAACCCCTTGACTGGGCAATAAAATATAAGGGTCTTATTACTAATATACCACAGCTAGAAGAAGGAGCGTGGGGCCACGGACTTGTAAATGGTATGCCAGAGGTGGATGGGTTAGTAAGAAGAATTCCACTTATATCTCAAATTAATGGAGAGATGTATCCATCATTTGCATTAGAGGCTGTAAGAGTAATAGGCCAGAAATTATCTTATACTATAAAGGTAAATGAAACGGGTATTGAAGAGATTATATTAAGGCCATTTAGAATATCTACTGATTCTAATGGTTCTATATGGATTAATCCTAATTATAAATTTACGGAAATAAACTACGAGTCTAGTGAGTTACCGAATCTTCAAGGTCGTACTGTTCTTGTGGGTCTAACGGCAAAAGGTCTTGCTTCTCAGATACCAACTCCTCAGGGATTGAAGTCTGCACATCATCTACAAGCGGCCGCCATGCAAACGATTGTGAACCAGGATTCGATATCTCGTCCGATATGGGCACCATGGCTCGAACTAGTATTAATGGTTCTTGGTTCTCTTGGTCTTGTTCTGGCAGTCTACTATCTATCAATTTATTATGGTGCTGCAATCTTCTCAGTCGTGCTGTTCGGTTATGGAGCCGCCGTTTATTATGCCTGGACTGAATGGTATATTCTCCTAGATGTTAGTTATCCTGCAGTTTTATTTATACTACTCTTTACCTCATCAAGTTTTAATAACTTCTATAAACAGTTTATGTTAAGACAACAAATTAAGAAACAATTCGGAACTTATCTTTCGCCTGATATGGTTTATATGTTACAGAAAGACCCATCACTATTAACTTTAGGGGGTGAGAGAAAAGAGATGAGCTTCCTATTCATGGACATTGTAGGGTTTACTCCTATATCAGAACACTATAAAAACAAGAACGACCCAGAGGGTTTGGTCATCCTTATTAATGAATTCTTAGACGCAATGACTAAAATTATACTAAATAATAATGGAACAATAGATAAGTATATGGGTGATTGTATTATGGCCTTCTGGAACGCCCCATTAGATTGTCCCAATCATGCAGAACTGGCCGTCAAATCAGCAATAGAGATAGAGATAAAAACAGATGAACTCAGAAGACGATATAGCGAGCAGGGTTTACCCGCCATCAATGTTGGAACTGGCGTCAATACTGGCGATTGCATTGTTGGTAATATGGGTAGTGAGTCTCGGTTTGATTACTCTGTCATCGGAGACGCAGTCAACCTCGCGGCAAGGCTCGAGGCTAAAGCAGCAAGACACGAGTTGCTTGAATATAAAACCATCATCTCCTCATTCACAAAAGACCAACTGCCAGAAGAATATAAGTGCAAAGAAATAGGCAGTATTAATGTAAAGGGTAAGGAAGAACTTATAACCATTTATTCTCCTAAGTTATAACTATATAACAAAATATTCTAAATAAATACTTTACAAGCAGTAATATGCGTAGTATAATATACCCATATTAAGTAATTAGAGAAAGACTTAAATGAATATAGAAAACTGGAAAATCGAACTAGAAGAAGAGGACTTTACTTTCCTCACCCAGGAAGAATATAACAAGTTAGCCGAGGAGGAGTAACCTTGCCAATTACTATAATTAAAGGTCGTATAGCCAAAAAGAAATCCATAGAAAAGTATGTTGAAAACCTATGTAAGGAACTAGGTATTAATCGCATGTGGTCTAAAGCTATCTTTATAAAGTTTAAGACTTCCTTAGATAATCAGGCAGAAGGTTTATGTTGGGGTGACCCATCAGAAGGATATGTTGATATCTCTATCGCAAGAACCTCTATAGGCAAAAAGATGACCATGAAATCAATGATGCAAACTCTTGCTCACGAAATGGTTCATGCCAAACAGTACTTACGTGGAGAACTATGTGGTTACAGTATGTCATGGAAAGGTAAGAAGCCTCGTAATTATAAATATGAAAATGCTCCATGGGAAAGAGAAGCTTATAAATTAGAGGCAGAACTCTATTCAAAATGTTGGCCGATAGATTAATTGTTACATTTGTGTTACATTTGTGTTACATTTATGAAAAATCTTTAAAAAACACTTTACAAGCCATATAAAGCCTGATATAATATACTAGTAAATTAGAAATTAAACGGAGAAACCTATGAAACTATTAATAAATACCCAATACAAAGAAAACTATGCTTGGCATAACGAAGATTATGTCCATGGGGTTTCAGAGCCGTATTGGAAATATAAAGGTGGTTCTGCTTATGTTCTTGAGAACGTAGTCAGTCCGGTTGAAACTGGAGACACCTACGATATGCTTCATAAGTATTATCCAGAAGTTGTGGATGCAATTTCAATGTCAGATGATTCTCAACAAGAGTATATCATTGATGTTCAACTCTTGGCAGATTCTGCCCCTCTGGCAATTGAGGAATGGGACAATCCTTATTTCATCAATGTATCTTCAGACGGAAGTATTACTTGCGAAAGGACTGTGGCCAATGGAGAGTTTGGTTGGATGAGGAAAGAAATTCTCTCTAAGAATGAGAAATGGACAATGTTGCCTAATCAAGAAAGGGATAACTATACGGTCACCTTCATTATGTCAGATGGCTCTCAGTTACTCGGTCATCAAGAGCTCAAGGAATACTTAGATGCTATTGATAACGAGGTTACAGGAGTTGCAGTATAATGGCAAGGACTAAGGGTAAGACACTTGATTGGTATGTTAAGTGGGTTGCTTCAGTAATAGTATTATGTGCAATGTCAGTTCGTGGAGTTCCAGAATTTCAATTCATAGACCTATCGTTATCGATAGTTGGAATAGCCTTATGGTTATGGGTATCTATCTTATGGGAAGACAGAGCACTCATTCTACTGAACGGAGCAGGTCTTGTATTACTTATCAATAACTTAGTAAAATACATTATAGAAAATGAATTACTATTTAGATTGATTGGCATGTTTACATAAAGTATGTTACACTTGCAAAAAAGTTGGTTAAAACCTAAAAAAACTCTTTACAAGCGATATAAAGCCTGTTATAATATAAGAGTAAGTTAAAAAAGAATGGAGAATTTATATGAAAACTAGACTACAAATGATAAAAGAAGCCGCAGAAAAACAAAACATGAAGAAAACCATGAATAAAATTGACAAGAGAAAGAAGTCAATTAATACTATGGCCAAACTTAATAAGGCCATTACCAAAGCTTCACATCAGGCACCAAATAGTTTAGAGTGTTTTCACGATAAGAATCGCAACTATACAGATAAACAGACAAGAGATTATCTTGCAGGTAGTAGTTATATGGAAACATATATGGCAACTAAAAACGACTGGGACTATTAAGATGATTACCAGATATAAAGAAAGAATGGCCTCTCTAAAGAGAGCTGAAAAGAATGCCAAAGATAGGGATTTTAAAATCATGTGGAGAACCAAACAAAAAGAGCTCACTGATAAGTACATCTCTGTTATGTCAAAGGATATTATTGAATAATGGGTGTTACTAATTTTTATGCCGGTTCATTAAAGTATGGGCCGTCGGGTAAGAAACGCAAGACAAAATCAATGTCTATTTCAAAACCTAAGACCATGAAAGATTACAATTGGTCGACTCCAGTTCAGAATAGTAGTTATGTTAGAGAACAGATTAACTACCCCTCTGCCCCACTTCTACCATCAGTAAAAGAAACTGATAATAGTTGGAAGAAAGAAGAAAGTAAAAAGTTCACAGTTGCACCAGCATATAATAAAGGTGCATATCAAGTAATCCCACGTAATGACGTGGAACATATAGGAAAATAGTTATGGAAATTTTAAATGCAGTTTTATCTTTAGTTGGTTTAGTCTTTTTTGTTTATTTATGTTCGGGTGCTTTTCTACTTGCTAGAGATTCAGAACGAAGGCATAATTTAATTAAGTCTCTCAAAGTTAAATACCCAGACCTAACACATGAACAAATTATCGTTCTAGCTAAAATAGAATGGGAAGAAACATACGGAGAAAAATAATGAAATATATGTTATTAAGCGAATATGCCGGCCAAGGTGAATATTCAAATCGTAAAGCAGAAGTTCTTAGAACTGTTGGAGACATTCGTGAATTTGGAATCAAAATGTACGTGGATAATAATCTACTAGGTATTGAATGGTTTGAAGGTAAGAACGAACACTTCGCAGAAGATGCGGCAGAGAACTATGTTCAAGGAATAAAGAATTATCAACAGTTACTTGTTGAGTAGCAGTCACGGGGTCAGAGATATTACTCCTTTTAATTTACAATTTATATCTCTGGCCCCTTTACATTACATATAAAGTGTAGTATAATAGTATTATTAATTGGGAGTATTTAAAATTATGGTAAGTAAAAAATTAGAAGCAACAAGAAAGAAAGGTCGTAAAAATAGAGTTACTATTGAAGACCAATATCTAGGGCCTGAACCTATATTTAATCCAGGTGAAACAACACCCGATAAAGTAGAAAATAAAGTCCGACTAAGCCTTTGGACAAAAGGTGCCCATTGGTATAACTACTTTTATAAAACAAAAGATTATGTACCTTATGTAATTGATTTCGTAGAAGAAGTATGTGGTCTTACTAAAGAAGAAGCAAATACTATCAAGAAGTTAAAAGACCATCTAATAACTTTCCCTCTCGGTAAGTCAGCAAGGTTATTCTATCGTGGCTATGAATACACAGAAGAAGAGATAAAAGGCTTTACTAAGTCTGCAAGAGAAAAGTTAGAGGCCGCAAAACTAGTAGAAGAAGTACTAGAAGAGAAGAAAAAAGATGCACCTAAAGTAATATCCATTGCAGAAAGAACTCGCAGGAAAATGATGGATAGTATTTATGGCGAGTTTGATGAAGTAATAGTAGAGGGTTGGTTAAATAAAGACTATAAACAAACCATAGATGTATTTGGACTCTTTAAGAAACATAATCTAAAAGGCAATGCAGTTGCACCATTCAAGAAAATAATTGATAATTATTATGAAGAGATTGAAGATGCGTTACATAAAAGATGTGAACAAGCAGTAGAAGGATATAGTCATGTATCTACTGCAAATAAAAAGAAGATGATAAAACAGATGGATACTATCTATGCAGATTTAGATTCACTACAATTATCATTTAAGGCAAGTAGAACTCCAAGGGCTAGAAAACCTAAGGCTTCTGATGCTCAAGTCAAGAACTTAAAATATAATATTGAAGATATGGAATATAAACTAACTTCAATTAATCCAATTCAAATACCCGGCAAAGAAACACTCTGGGTATTTAATACCAAGACCCGTAACCTTTATGAATATGTTACTAATTCTACTAAAGGGTTCGAAGTGGGCGGTACCACAATAAAAAGCTTTGATGAAAAACTATCAAGGTGTACTAAGTTGAGAAAACCTGATGTGATACTTCCTTTAATATTAACAAAAACTGCCAAACAAATTGAGAAACAAGTTTGGAAAGACCAGATTACAACTAAAGTGAATTCTCCTAATGGAAGAATAAACCAAGATTGTATTTTACTAAGGATATTATGACAGAAAAAAAAGTATTTCAATATAAAATTATGACTAAGAAAAGATTTTCATTAGCTGTAGAGAATTTAGTTGCTGACAAACCAGATGTTAGTTACATAGATGCCGCAGTTATGATTATAGAAGAACGTGGTATGCAGTACCAGAACCTTAAAAAATTATTAACCGATTCACTAAGAGATAAGATAGAACACGAAGCTAATACTTTAAATCTTATCCGAGGTGCAAACAAAACCAATAAATTACCAATATAGGAGAATATTATGAGTAATGTGATTATACCTTCATCCGATGAAGATAAGAAAAGAATCAAGGGTTGTATTGAAGAGATTTCAAATGCAATGACTATGATGGAAGCACAACGAACTTTTATAAAAGAGGCAATTAACTCTTGCGTAGAAGATGTAGAGATTGATAAGAAACATCTAAGGAAGATGGCTAATATCTACCACAAACAAAATCTAAGTGAAGTTGTAGGTGAAGTGGAAGATGTTGAAGCCCTTTATGAAGGTGTAATGGTTTGAGGATGGATCCATTTGATTCTTACAAGATTTACAATGCTTTGAAGTTACATTTTGAAACAGATAGTTATGATGCGATTAAGTATAACTATAAATCAAATGTAACCTCAAACTCTTTTCTGAAAAGAAGGGATAAGTATTTCTTTGCCAAGATAGGCAAGAATTATGATAAGGATGTAATTGGTTATTATGTGGCCAATTTTAAAGAGGGAGTATCTTACGTTGGTGATATGATGAATCACGAAGGTGAAGATAACTATAATAAATACAAAAGAATAAGAGAAAGTATCCATAGAGTGTTTTCAGTTGATATAAATATACTTAGTGAGATAAACGAAACTGATTTCGATGGATTATTTGAATCTAAAGATAATCAGATTCCTCTTATTATAGAACTATTGATGCAAGATGAAATTAGTTTAGAGACTGTTTGTATCTTGGATTCAATGTTGGGGTTTGTGGAAAGAGAATCCAAAAAGATTAGCGACACTATTATGTGGCCTGACCTTAAAAGGAGAATCAAGAAATATACCCCATTCGTAAACTTTGATGGCGATAAATGTAAAATTTTATTAAGAAAAGGGTTTACAACTGCATGAAAGTGTAGTATAATATAACTTATATTATGAGTAAAGTGGATAATTCAGTAATACAATGCAATATACGGAGAAATAAATATGTCATTTGCTAACTTAAAGAGCTCACGAGGCTCATCTATTGATAAACTCGTAAAGGCTGCAGAAGCAGTTTCAACCACTAAGAAAGAATCTAACTCTTATGGAGATGATAGATTCTGGAAACCCACTAGAGATAAAGCTGGTAACGGTTATGCCGTAGTCAGATTTTTACCTTGTACAGAAGGTGAAGACCTTCCGTGGGTAAGATACTGGGACCATGGCTTTAAAGGCCCGAATGGTCTATGGTATATCGAAAACTCTTTGACTTCTATCGGTCAACCAGACCCAGTATCAGAAATGAACTCGGTTCTCTGGAACTCAGGTAGAGAAGAAGATAAAACTATTGCTAGAGATAGAAAGCGCAGACTACATTATGTAAGTAATGTTCTCGTTATTTCTGACCCTAGTAATCCAGAGAATGAAGGAAAAGTATTCCTTTATAAGTTTGGTAAGAAAATCTTTGATAAGATTATGGAAGCTATGCAACCTGCTTTTGAAGATGAAACACCATGCAATCCTTATGATTTCTGGGAAGGTGCGGACTTTAAAATTAAAATCCGTAAAGTAGAAGGTTGGGTAAACTATGATAAGTCAGAGTTTGCTTCACCAAGTTCTCTACATGATGGCGATGAGAGTAGATTAGAAGATGTTTATGGGAAACTATATCCTCTTCAAGACTTCCTTAAGCCTGAAAACTATAAGTCTTATGATGAATTGAAGACTAAGTTAAATAGAGTACTAGGGGTGGATGCTGGACACGTATCAGCGCCAGAACCAGTAGTATCAGATGTCATGGAAGCACCAACTATGCAGACTGCAGAAGCGGCTCCTGCTGTAGAAAGTTCTTCTAGTGGTGATGATGATACACTATCATACTTTGCAAAACTTGCAAATGATTCCTAATAATTAATAATTATAAATGGAACTTTGGGACCCTTCGGGGTCCCTTTTTTTGTTTATTATCCTAGAGCAGGAAGTTGAAGGGCTCGTGAAGATTGGGCCCCATCAGTATTTACATGAACAACGTTTGAAGAATTAATAGTAGACGATTGTGCTGCATTAACTTGAGTAGTGCCAGACATTTTACCTGAATTAACTTGAGCCATTGCGGCTTCATATGCGGCAGTGGCCTCTGCTGAATTAAAACCTAATGCTCCTTCATCTATAGATGTTGAAGTATCTCCAGTTGTTTTTTCCCTTGATTCTTCTAATTTTTTCTGTGCTGCAGCCTCTTCATTTTTCTTTCTTATCTCATCAGCTGCTCTTCTACCTCTTCCTGTATCAAGGCCATCACCTATAGCATCCAATGCTGATGTATCGAAATCATCTCCTAATATCCACCCTGCAGCTCTCTTACCTAAGAAACTTATCATTTTTCTAGGTATAAAGGTAATACCGTTAACAATCATTGCTAAGAAGTCAACAAAATATAACATAGCTACTTTTAATGTATCTATAATACTTGCACCTGGTCCTAAACTCTCTCTTAATTTTTCAAATCCGTAGAGTATTACTCCAATAGCTGCGACGGCACCTGCAATGATGAGTGGTATCGGTCCAAGTGCTACTATCATTGGACTTAATCCAGCCATCATGCCAGTAAACGCACTTGATATTGTAGCAAACATAGTAGTTATTGCAGGGAACATGGTTAGTTTCATAAAGAGTCCTACTGTCTTAACTACCTTTACTACAGAAATGATACCACCTATTAGAGCCGGGCCAAAGTAGAGTAAGATACCACCTGCTATTGCTGCAAAGAGTCCTAAATTTTCTTTAAAGGTTTCGAATGAACCAGCAAAATCTTGTTCGAAAAGGTCTTTGATAAAGTCAACTATTACCATAACCTTTTCAATTGCAGTATTTACTATCTTAACAAAAGTTTCTGGACTAAAGAGTGCCAGAACTATACCAGCAAGACCTGCAACGAAACCACCACCTTTTGCCATATCACCTAACTTACTATTAAAACCTTCAACACCACCCCTAATCTTTTCTAATGTACTATTGGCTGCATCTGATTTTTTACTTTGTTCTCTTCTTTGTTCTTCAGATGAAACTGTATCATCTAGTGCATCGACCTGTTGTTGTGCTAATGCTATCTCTTCTTCATTACCACCAGCTGTGGCAGTTTCTAGTGCTTCTGCAACTTTTGCATATTGTTCTTTTAATTCCTCGGCTCTTTTTACATCAGCCACACTTGCGGCTTTACCAAATACACTTCCTAAGTCATTTAGTCTTTTGCCCATAGTATTATCACCCAGTTTTTCTCTGGCTACTTCGGCTGCATTTGCAAGAGCAATCTCTTCTGAAAGACTTGAAAGACTTTTAGATAGAGGTGCGGCATTTGCAATTGCTTCTGCCTTCCTTGTTGCTTTAATATCTTCAGCAGTTTGTTTTTCGATTGCCTGTCTGACTGCATCTAAATTTTGTTTTGAGTCTAGGTCTTGTTGTTCTGAAGCATCTAGTATATTTTTTAGGTAATCATTACTAAGTTGACGACCCTCACCATTAAGAACTTTTGCAAAATGTGAAGCTCTTTCTTTTAAACCTTTAGCTTGTTCACTGTTACCATCTTGTATGGCTTTATTGGCTCTTTCTAAGAGAGATTTATGTGCTTCAGCAACCTGAACCATCCTACCTTTTCTTTCATTTTGGTAATCTTGTTGCTTTTTCTTTACTGCAGCAGCATCCTTTTTATTCTTTTCTCTTAATTTTTTATTATCAGCCATTAGATTAATCCTATTATTTCTTATTCCCGAATGCTTGTGACCCGAAGAATGCCGCTACAATACCTGCAACTGCAACGAAGTATGTCGCTGCCATATCTCCGAGAATTTTACTTGCTGAATCTAATCCAAGAAGAACTGCCAATACAACTGCAAATGGATATAGTAACATACCACCGAGAGCAAACCATGCCATTTTTCTTTGGGCATCTCGCATTGCATCTGCATCTTCAAGTTCTTTTCTTTTAAACTCTAAATACATTTTCTGTTCATCAGGTGTGACATATCCATCACCATTAACGTCTGCTGGATGATGTCCACTTGATTTAATTTCTTCTTCCATTACATTCCCCCGTGTTTCTTATTTTGTGCTTTTATTCTATCATTCTCTTCTTTGATATGATTCTGTAATAAAGCCACATATATTTCCCTTTCCCATGGTATCATATTATCTAATTCAGTTAAACTATACTTATGATGTTGCATCATAGCAAAGTTAGTTTTATAATGATTCACCAACGAATCATGGGATAGGCCTAAGTAAAAAAACTTTGGAGACCTCTTAACTCCATCTCATGTTCGTGTCCACATTTACCACATTTATATTCTATATCTTTTTGCAGATATGGTAAATTACTAAACCACTCTGCAACCTTTTTAAACTGTTCCGAGTTAAGTTCATTAAAAAAGTTTTCAATCTCTTCTAATGTACTATCTGATGCTGGATATACATTATCTTCATCAAATATATTACTAACTGCCGATGCAATAAGCTTCATAGTAGCATCTAATTGCTCGTCATTAGATGAGTCTGGCTTGATGCTTACTTCTTCTAGTACATCTAATGAGGGATAGTTAAACTGAACTCCCACCTCTTCGGTTACCATTACTATTCTATCTAAATCTAAACCTTTCAGTTCAATCTCTTCTAAATTAAGATTAACTGGAATTGTGTGACCACAATCTTTAGCCTCACAAGTAAATTTTAATTCTACTGATTCTCCTACTGATTTAGCTCTTAATTTTAAGAATAAGAATTCTAAATCAAAGGTTGTTAAATCATTTACTGCTATATCATCATATACACAAGAACGAATAACGTCCTTTAATGACCTAACTATGAGAGCCTCATCTTTAGATTCTAATGCAACCATTAATATCTTTTCTTCTTTTACTAAGAATGGTCGATATTGAACCTTCACATTCATACTTGGAATTGTTACCTCATACCTTGAGGAATTTACAATTGGTAGTGCCATAATATTTTATTCTCCTATAATATAATTATGTTAATACATCTAGTGCAGTACTGATTCCAGATAATCCGGATTCAACTGAACCTTCTAGTTTATATTTATCATATGAAAATGATACCGTAAAACTTCCAATATCTTCCGAATCATTCGAATATTCAATTGGAGAAATAGTTATTGGGTAAGCATTTTCTAATTTTGCTCCATAGACAACTTTATTATCCATATTTAATTGTTGAATAACAACATCGGTTGTATATTCATTCTTGTAGCTTAAAGTATATGTTTGGTCATTGATAATAGCTTGTGACCAATCATCAAACATCTTCTTCATATACATATCATTTGTAAGTAAGAAGGTCATTTCAATATCTTCATCAATAAAACCATAAACCATTTTCACTGCTTGTTTATGCATTTGAATCTCATCAGTACTAAAAGACCTGCCTGGAATATTAGCTGAGGTACATAACATTGATATGTCACGAGGGTCATTAATAAGACTTTTTGCATTAATTCCTTCACCAGAGATTAAACTAGTAAAGATTGCCTGTGGGTCTATATTAAATAAACTCTGTTGTGGTGGTGTAAACATAACTTTAAATCTATTTGCCTTTGCAAGACCACCACGTTTACCTATTGTAGATTTTAATTTATCTATATTCATTTATGTCTGTCTCGCTATTTTAATTGAATCTGCCCATATCTTGGACTTCTGACTCTTCTTAAATTGTTCTGTTGGTAAGAATATTGCTATTTCCCATTCACTCATCGGTACTCTTACCATTCTTGATTTAACATGATTACTCAGATACATTTTAAGACACGGTCTGAACTCTTTATATTTCCTAGTACTAGAAATTAAATCATAACGTGCTTTCATTAATCTTGATTTATCAGTAATTTTTCCTGGAGATAGTTTCATCAATTCATCTAAAAACTTTGCACGGATATCGGGTCTTAGGTAATGTAAGTTTAATCCTAAGAACCCACCCTTTCTTTGTTCTATTAAAAGAACTAAAGGGAATCTATCATAATAAGGCAAAGTCTTTTTATGTTTAGGGTCATAGAAATACATATACATTGAACCTCTTAATTCTCTTGTAGTAGGTTCTAGTGCATCATCTTTTAATAAAGCCCTTCTGTCAGGTGCCTTCATATCTTCAATTTTATCACGAAACCACTTCTGAGACTTTTTAGTTCGAGCAGTTATGCCAGCCCTAAATGCCTGAGCCTGTAATGTATCGAATAATGATGCCATAAACTTTTTCTCCTGTATAACTATTTATATCAACTTTTCAGTAGTTTGATACCTAGATTGCCTAAAGTATCTTCGGTCCATACTTGAAACTTCCAACCTTTATGGTCTGCATATTGTTGTGCTGCTTCCCATTTAGATTGATTCTTAATGTATGTCATAACCTCATTAATATATCTTTTAGTTTTACGAGAGGGCTTCTTTGGGGGTGATGTTTCTTTCTTTGGTTTAATTTCAACCAATATGATTTCTTTATTGTCTAATTCTATTAGTAAGTCTACATAATATCTGTGCAGCTTGTTATCGGTCTTACACTTATAGGGAATAACTATCTCTTCACTATTCCATCTTTTTACTTTAGGATTACTTTCACACCACTTAAATGCCTGTCTTTCCCATAATGAACGATAAACTACACTGGATGCATCACCCAGATATTTATCTTTACGTTTAATTGTATATTTCCCTCTATAAGCCATTATAAATACTCTATATGTTAGTTAATAATATAAGTATTTATACGGAGTAAAAGTATGGCAAATATAACCTTTCCCACAGAGATAAGCTTATCTATTGAAAAAGATGCCAGTTTCGTTAGGATAGAAATAATTAATAAAAGTGGAGACATTATCAGTGAAGAAGATGGAACCATAAATATGTTTATCCCTAATGGTTTTCAAATGGAAGATAGTGCCAATTTTGGAACAATGAATTTTGGTACTATTGATGCCGTAAAGAAATTTGTGGGACAATATGGGTCAGACCCCGAAGCAGCCAAGGCCCAGGCTACGGCAAGTTCTGGAGAATCAATGGCTATTGGAGCAGCAGTAATTAATAAATTATTTGCAGGTGCTGGTGATGGAGCTACTATGGCCGCTGCAAATGCAGGTGTAGTTTTAAATAGTAAGGCTACTGCAACATTTGAAGATATGGGTATTAGAACTTTCTCATTTAATTTTAAAATGGTTCCTAGTAATAAAGAAGATAGTGATGTTATGAAAAAGATTGAAAAAACTTTTAGGAAATATATGTATCCTGAAATTATAGGAAATGTAGCAGTGTCATACCCTCCAAGATTTAAGGTTGCTTTTCATAGGGGCAAGAAGATTGATAATTACATGCCTATGATGCATGATGCATATTTAACAGGCTTATCTTCAACTTATAATGAAAATAGTAATATGTTTTACCACACCGGCGCTCCCACAGATACAACACTTTCTTTAACATTCCAAGAAACTAGACAGTTAACAAGGGAAGATATTAATAAAATGGAAAGTATAAGAGATGATTCCCAACAAGAAACTGAGGATGCATAATGAATTATTTTAAATTTTTTCCTAAAATAGAATACGATATTAATAGAACAGGTACTACACAAGATATTGTTGATATCTACAGACAGGTTAGGCCTATTGGTGATAGACTTGACGAACAGTATACCTATACTACCTATGATGTTCAAGATGGTGAAAGACCAGACATTGTTTCTCAAAGATTATATGGAACTACAAAATACTATTGGACATTTTTTGTAGTAAATGATTTTTTACATGATGGTTATAAACTTTGGCCTATGAGTACCAGAATGTTGGAAGATTATATAGAAAAAGAATTTAATGGATGGGCAGTAGCAAGTAATCCAAGACCCGATATAGATGATGATGGAATTGTAATAGGTCATACTGATTCTATTGCAGGAAGATTTGAATTGGGTGAAACTATTACTGGTGGAACCTCAGGTGCCAAAGGTACTCTAATCAAGAAAGATATAGATAAGAACCAATTAATTATTCAAGATACTACAGGTTCATTTATAGGTGATGGTAATACATTCGAAATTATAACTGGTGGTACTTCAAACGATTCAGTGCAATCATTCAGGGCTTGGAAATATACAGAAGCACCACATAGATATTATAAAAATGTTATAGATGCAAATGGTGTTACTTACCAAAGAGAATTTTCTAATATTGTATTTACAGAATCACCCGATGCAGTAAATACAAGTAATATCAATAATACTATTACTAATGAATACGAAGCCTTATATGCTAATAGAGAAGGCCTTGTTGATGAAACAAACATTCCTCAAAGGGCTCAACTAGCAGAAGCAGATGCCACAGGAGCATCAGAGAGTGGTTTACAATATATAAGTAATAGACAACACATAATTGCTCTTAACGACCAAAGGTCTAAATTAAGAGTAATCAGACCAGAAAATATAGAGCAGTTTTACAACGACTATTTGGAATTAATTAA